CATGTCAGACCATTGAAAACCAATCTGCCCTTCATGTGATTGTTTTATAACTCCTATAAGACCTAATTGAACTGCTTCTGATCCTACTGTTGAAGGAAAGAAAAGACGATACTGAGATTTTTCTCTGATAACAACAGAAGAAATATTATCAAAACCAATCTCATTTACACGTTCTTGAATTGGTTTACTTACCGTTCCTAGTTCAACATCGTGAAGTTTTTCAGTACCGGCAATAGTACGTAAACCATCAGGAGCAAGATAAATGAGATCGCCTCCGACTTCTTGAATAGAGAATTTATCCAAACAACCTAAGTTTCGTGTTATAGGCTGCATAGCAAAATCTGCTATACTACTTCCATTTAAAACGTAAATACTGTCCTTACAGAAGATAAACAATCTTTCACGAAAAATTGCCGTACCGATAATCTTATCGTTTGTGCTTATGCTTCCTGCACCATTTGCAGGAGTAAAATCATTTTCAGAGAACGGGGCAGAGAATACAAGCTCATTAGAAGATGACTTAGAAAAGAACATGTGGTTCTTAAAAGCGATGATTGATTCGGTAGCAGTAGGAGCAGTACCAGCACCAGAACCAGTAGCACCATTCAGTAGTGTAAAAGTAGACCCATCATACGTTGCAGCGTAGTTTTGCCCATCAGCAATAGCAATCTTATCGGTTCCGTTAAAATTAAAACGTGTGTAAGTATATTTATTAGCACTTGTTCTTGCTTCGTCAATCTTTGTCCATACAGAGGAAATTATATTTCCCTTAATATACGCAACAGCAGTAGTAGAACTTGCTCCACGAGTACACCCAGTAAATGTAGTACTTGTTTTACCTGTGTACGTAATTTTTTCTGAACCTATATACAGCGTACCGGAAGAAGCAAATCCAGTAGTATTCTCTACAGTCATGGTTGTAACAGAAGCAGTATGAGAAGTAGAAAGAGTAGTAGAATTTGCCTTACCGATTACAGCCCCTCTTGCTGCAATAATATTTTCATTAAGGATAGCAGTCATCAACATCGAACTAGAGCCGGTCTTGCTTGTAGTACCTAAGTTCGTATCATTAAATTCCAGCATAACCGCTTTATTTACACCAGAAATACGTCTGTATCCGCCCTTAATGGAAGGCTCAAAATTCTGTAATTGAAGCGCAGAACCGGGAAGTTGAGTAAACGTATCTCTGTTTAGAACAAGCCCTCCATCACAGGAGATTATTTGATGTTGAATATTTTCCATTTATCCTACAAAGCTTTCACTAACAGTTACAACTATGTTTAATTTACTTGCTGTTCCAGCAGTAACCACAATAGTATCAGCCGCTTGCATTGCTATTGGGCCTGAATTAAGTACATCTAGTATCTCATCTGCTGCCATACTACAGGTAGTTACGATAGGTATATCAGTAGAAGATAACACTGCTTTAATAGTAAGATCAACAGCACTACTGTGTAGGTTATTTGCGTATAACAGTTTAACCTCTGCTTCAAAGTTAGACGGGCAAGTATATACAGTTGTTGCTCCGGTTCCTGTTAGAAGCTGTCCAGTAGTACGTAGTCTTGATTCAGCCATTCTTAGAAGTACTTCGGATGCCGTGTGTTAGATTGAGAGCCAGCATTAACTGCTGTAGAGCGCATAAGGTCTGGCTTATTAATCAGATCAACACGCATTCGCTCAATCCTTTTTTCAAACTCAGAGTGTTTTAAAGTCGCTGCTTGCAGGTCTGCACGAAGCTGATGCACATAGTATTCACACCGTGCTACAATAACATCGTGATAACGGGTAGGTAATACAGGTTCATCAGTAGATGCAGAAAGATCAGTATGGGTCTGCCAGTATTCGTAATGCACAGTATACTCCGCATCAGGAATAGGAGTAAGCCCTATTTTATCATCCTGAGTTAAATAATGATATTCGGGTTTAGCCCTATTGTCCGTAGTAGTAGGATCAAGATCACGCTCCCGAAACTGTTGAGCAAATTGAACATACGGAACATACGGAATAATCTTAACATCTGTGCCGGATTCAATCAGATATACGGTGTCTACATCTACTGATTTAAATCCAGATACAAGAGCATACTCCGCTGTTCCTGCAACAGTAGTAATTGTTCCATCTGTATGAAGGAACGGCCATTCCAGTTCAGCAGTGTAGATATCGTTAATGCTTCTATTTACGAAATCCTTTACAGCCGTTTGAATACCCCTACTATTAGAGAAGTTAGCTGATGTAAGTTCTACCTCATTAAGAGAACGAAGCACTTTATTCGATAATGCTAGATAATCCATTATAGTTGTTTACCTTTTTATCATAGGATTTCAATCGTCTTTTGATTCTTATCTACGTCTTTATGACAGCGAATAACCAGAATGCCGTTCTCTAGTTTTGCTTCACTAACTTCTACATTAGGAGCAAGATAAAAACTACGAGTGAACTTTCGTTGGGCCAAGCCATTATACTGCCAAAGCTCCTCTTCCTCTGAACGCTCAGAAGCCTCTTGCTTTCCTTCAACTGTAAGACGGCCTTCCTCTTCCAGAATCTTTAACATCTCCTTAGAGAAACCAGCAACAGCTATTTCAATTCGATAATTATTTTCAGATTCTTGCACAAGATTGTACGGAGGATAATTTGAAGTTCGATGATCTGGAATCCAGTACTCATCAAAAGTCCTTCCTACTGACATCTTGTTAAATAAACTTCTGAAATCTTTTATTAGCGCACCGTTAATTGTATTCATAGTAGTCTCCTTTTCAGCGAGTTTTAATAATCCCATTATTGGCGATTATTTATTTTTCCTTACCAAATACTGATCCGGTAAGTAATGCTCCAAAGGCTAAGTGGAATAATCCGCCGCCCATAAGAGTAAAAGGGGTGTGTTGCCCTGTCATTTTTTTCATTAATTCTAATTGTACTAATGGGTCTTCAATTGTTATTATATATGTTACGAAGGAAGCAAGGTCGGGTCTGTTTAGTCCATACCACACAGGTACAACTACAAAATCATAGATGCAGATTATTAAATAAACTATGAGTGCAGTCCATCTCCATGCCATTCATCTCTACTGCGCCTTTCTTACGCCACTGCCTTTAGCGTATTTCTTAGTAGAGCTAGTCTTTAACTTTGTACTCGGCGCATATGCTCTTACAGTATTCTGTGTTCCTTTTCCCTTTTTTGGATCAGGAACCCTGCCCATATATACATATCCTTTTATAGCTTTTCCAGCTAAAGGTTTTTCACTATATTTCCAGCCCTTACGTATTGACGCCGGATCAATCCGTGGTATCATATTCTTTAATGATTCCATTACTCTTCCCTTTTCTGACAATCGCATGCTTCGTGAGTACATGTTTCACAGATGCATTCATCTTGACAATCTTCACATTCACATTTCTTACAGGTCATTTTACTTTACTTACAGAAGCATAGCTTTTGACAGCTAACAGTCCAAAGACGCTTTAGCCATTCTTTGATTTTTCTAAATAGTTTCATTACAAACTCCATTTAATTAGGTTAAGGTGGAGGGTTTTGAACGGACCCTCCGAAACCGTTACTCAAGGTTTACGAGAAACCTACAACTTGTGATTCAGCATCGCCCATGCCACCGAAGTCGGCAGTCAATGCCCAAACACGATACTTACCATTAAGCGCACCAGTACCCACAACAAGATCAAGCGTATCGGCAGCGGTATGAATACCGTAAGCAACCGAAGTCGTTCCCATTGCGCTAGTACCTGCTTGTGCCTTGATAGTCATAGTAGTACTACCGGGGGCAGCAGCAGTGATATAACGGTCAACATCAGCACCATCTCCTAGAGAGAGGGTACCACTGTTACCCGCAGAATCTGCGGTCAACACATCTACACCCGCCGTAATAACATACGTGTTAGCTGGAATGCTAATGCATTCAAAAACATCGGCGGCGGCATTAGTGGTTTCACTAAAGTCGATCACCATGTCAACAACACGAACAGCGGCTGCGTTTGCGGGATGACCAGCAGTGCCTACATTGTCAATAGTATAAGTAGCCATTTTTCAGTCCTCCCTATTATGTGTTAAGATCAGGTACACCCTTGTAGACGCCGACAAAGCCGGTGCCTGAAGAGCGTAGTACTTTACGCCCGAAAACATGCAGACCACGAACGATGTCTGCAAAGCTATCGGGATCACGAATCACTTCAGTCTTTGCGATTGCAGAAGCGGTAGCAACTGCACTCATATGACCGCCAAGAACGATAGTCTCGCCGCTGGTGGCCGAAGGACCGAAAGTGTGGGACGCAGCAGTACCAGCAGAGCTAACAGCAATTGCGTTAGTCTGATACAAAGTAAAGCCGTGAATCTTACGAGAGGTGACAGCACCATTCATAAGAGCAGACTTATCTTCGCCGGTAACACTGGAATCCATCAGCTTGGCATCCGCTTGCCGAAGAATCTCATAGAACTGAGGCGGGGCCACAATCCAACGATTATCTTCAGGAACATCGCCTTCGTCCAACAGACGAGCAAAAGTGCTAAGATAATTAGCGCACTCGTTACCAGTGTTGCACGAAATAGCCGAACTGGCAGCACCAAGATTGGTAGTGTCAGTAGCAGCATTGTCGCTGATATTCTTCAGTACGTTATAGTCAAACGCTTTCTTTAAGCTGTATGCGCCGCTAGAAGTGGACAGAGATTCCCAGTTAACGTGGCTCTGCCTTTCCTCAACGTCATCAACTTTAAAAGCGAAGTAGTTCCCCTGATCGACGGCAAGAGTAATCTCAGCGTCGGTCAGGTCTTCAGTGTTGACTACAGAACCACGGGTATACGAGGATACCGTGATTGATGGTTCTTTAATAATCTTCACTGTGTCGCCAAAGTTCTCAATTTCACCCGCATAGTCGGTATTAGTAATCGCTTCTGCAACCGATGACCTACGGAAGAATTTGAGTACTTTTTGGCTATAAATTGCCGGTAGAAACTTACCATTAGGTAGGTTACTATATCCGGCTGCTACTCCAAAAGCCATTTTAGTTTCTCCTTATGTTATTGGATTCTTCCTTCCCGTTTGGCCGCATCAATCTCAGATTCTACTTTTTCAAATTCATGCGGTTTCAAACGAGTGATCTCTTCGACAGTCCAAATCTTTTTGCCTTCACTTTCATCTTTAGGAGCAGAAGCAGTAGTTTGACTTACTTGTTCTGCTGCCCTGGTTCTAGCATCCTTCTTTGGTCTGCCTCTTTTCGATTGATTAGTTTCAAGTTTATAAAGATCAATTACTCGTGCGGCCCATTTTGCATCTGTACGGTTTTTATAGATACCGTCAGAAATATTAGATGGTTGATTTTGTAGCCATTCAAGAAATGAAGCATCTTCTTTCAATTCCAAAAAGTCTGAATGAATTGCTAAAAGTTCCTGTTCAGCAGTTTTCACAGTAGCTTCCTGTTCTCTTTTCTTTAGAGCTTCAAGTTTCTCCTCGATATCTTGTACCTTGGCATTCGCTTGAAGAGTAGATACTGTTTGAACTACATCATAAACATCAGGATACTCTTTTTTAAATTCTTCCAATTCCTCTTCAGTCTTTGGAAGAGTAGAACTTAAATTCTTTCGCTCTGTAATTTTTAATTTTGCAGAGAGAAGTTCTTGTTCTTGTACCCATTCATTCTTTTTTCGATCATGATAGCTTTTAAGATCACTATATCTTTTTTGCCAATCATGTTCTGGAGGAACCGATTCGATTAATCCTTCTTGTAACGGAGTGTCCTCTTCCAAGGGGTCCGCTATAAAAGGATCTTCTGGTTCTTCTTCCTTTAAAGCTTTCTTCCTATCTATACCTGTGTATGGGGTATGCTCTGTAATTTCTTCTACTTGTTCTTCTTCAATCATAGTACCTCCTATGGGGCCAAAATGATAACTTTGGGTATCCACTTTTGGTTATTATACAGGGGCCGATAATCGGGTAGCCTGTCTTGTAACTAGATTTTTACCTAAGTAAATCTAGTTTTTTATCTCTTTTTAATTTTGTTATCAAATTCAAAATTCCAAATTCAACAGATGCTCTGGGATTATTCTGTAATACATTATTAAATTGTTCATTACTTAATGCATGTATATCTTCATATTTATCAACACCAAAGATTTCTGTTAAACTACCTTTTACTTTAGGTCCAATGATTTTCTTTGCTTCTGTTAACATAGATCTAGCAGTTGTCGGTTCAACTTGAAGTCTTCCCCTAGCTCTTCCTTTTGGAACTAGCTTTCCGTTTTCTTTAATCATTTGTCTAGTTTCACCACCAGGAGTTTCATGAGCAGCAATACGCATCATAATTTCTTCAACTGTGGTTGGATTTAGTCCTTCATCACCAATAGTTTGTCCATCTTTTTCTTCATAGTAATTCTTTAAAGTACCTTGTATTACTTTCCTTAATTCTGGATCATCCTTGCCTGTTTGATGAAGAACAAATTGTGTCTCTTTTAGTAAGTCTGGTTCTGCACCATGATAAGAGGACCATGCTTCTCTTGCTCTAGTATCTAAATCAGAATCTTGTGATAAACCAAAAGCATCTCCTACTTCACTTAAAACCGCTTGGCCCCATTTAGAAGGGTTCTTTTTTACATCTTCATAAATTTCTCCAGTAGTATTTAGTAACTTACCAATCTGTGTACCTATACTAGACGAGCCATCCTTCAAACCCTGTGGAGAACCTTGTGCTTCTTGCATTACTTGCGCTTCTTGCGGTATAGATTCAGGGACTTGTGGGGCTGCTTCAGGAGCAGGTTGCTGTTGTGCTTGGGCGGCTTCTTCTTCTCTTTGCGCTCTAAGCTTTAAACCTTTATTAATAATTTCTTGTACTCTTTCTTTACCAACAGCATCCGCTACTACTTTAGGAATTATAACTTCACCATTAGTTAACTTAACCGGAACTTTTTCATTCGGATCAATCTCAGCAGGAACCACAGCACCTATTTCAAGAGCAAGACCTAATGCAGCTTTGATCATATCATTCATGTTTAACAACCCCATAACCTCTACTGATTCGGGAGGGAAAACAACATCTCCTTCTCTTGCTTCCAGAGGGACATCATCTGCTAATGCACTAGCAGGGGCTGCTCCTGCTTCATCAATAAAGTCCATTCTTTCCGGTTCAATAGAACCTACATCTACTGTACCATCTTGATACTTTCTAACTTCTCCACCATCCTTCTTTTTAACATATGCAGCAGCGTCTTTTGCAGCTTGTTCAGTATTAAAATGCTGATATCCACTATCAGTCAAAACTCTCCATCGAGGAAGAGGGTCTTGTGGATCTCCCCAATCTCCCCAGTGTGGAAGATATCTTTCTTCTTTCTTTTCTCCACCGCCTTGATTAGGACCGGGACCAGAAGCGTATTCTCTTTGTCCTGTTGCAGATAAATTAGCAGCTTGTCTTGCTTCTGTTAAACTAACTTTAGGTTGAGGAGGTAAAGTAGCATCATACTCTTTGGTCATTTCTTCAATTGAAGGAGCAAGAGGCGTCTTTAAACCTGATTCAATAGGAAAGCCTATTCCAAAATCATCTTGAACTATAGCTTGAAATTCTTTTAAATCCATTTTAGGAATTTCATTGAACTTATCCATAGCATAGCTTTCTAAAGTATCGTATTGTTTTCCCCCCAGAACTGTAAACTCTTCTCTACGTCTTTTTAAAAATTGATCTCGTATTGCTCTTTGTGTTGCACCAGTATGTGATCCTCCTACAAATTTCTCATGTTGAGTAGCAAGACCACCAGCATATCTAGGATCAAGATGTCCTGCATATCTATTATAATCTCTTGAATAACCAGCAGAAGGAGGAGATACAGGAGTCTTATTAAGACTAAAAGTACCTTCAGGAGTACGCAATGGAGGTGGAGGAGGAACATTATAATCTCTTGGAACCATTCCCGGTCCTACGTTAGGATACTTTCCAGTTCCTACATCTGATGTAATAATATTCTCGCCTTCTGCATATTGGTATTTATCATATCCTTCAGGCGGTTCAGGATAGGTTCCATATTTTACTACACCAGGATCAGCATAAGGAAGAGGTCCAGAAGGGTCGCCTACTTGATATTTATTACCAGAAGAAGGAACATCTCCTGGGCTATACATATAACTATATGTTTTATCATCTGCCATTATTTACGATCTCTTTCTAGTTTGGCATTTTGTAAAGAAGATTTAATAACATCAGGAAGCTTCTCTAAGGTTTCCAGTAAAATTGCTTTCCCCTGGAGTCGGCGCATTTCCAACTCCGATTGTTCCACCGCCAACCCCCGATTGATCAACTGGTGTTGGTCCAGAAGGAACTCCTTCAGAGGTTCCCACATTTGGGGATTGTTGACTAGGGGGAGGAGCTTCTTGGCTAGTAACTCGTTCATTTAAGCCTCTTAAAATATCTGCGAAAATAGCTGCTTCTTGAGGATCATTTACAAGTTGGTCTGGATCGATATCCTGAGAAATAGCAAGTTCTCTTATTAAGTTGGGAATTTTAATAAATGGAGCCAACATTGGATTTCCTATAGTTTGTAAGAGGGCAGTTAGTCGTTGTGTTCTAACTTCCTTTTGCATAACGGAAGAAATGCCTTTTGGCTTAATTTCTAAATCTCCTCGAATCTCTGCATTGTCATCATTAAACTGCATGTTCCATTGGAAGAAGGCTTCACCAAGATTACGAAGAAGAAACTCATCAATATTTTTAATAACTGTTTTAATAGATAAACCAGCAGAACCCATAAGCATAGATAAACCAGCGGCGGTCCGGCCTGTTCCAGTTACTCCTGTTTGCCCATGTACTATAGAAGGAATACCTGTTTCTTCATCAGCAAGTTGTCTAGCTGCTTGATACATCTGTAAATTTTCAGGAGCAGTATTAGGAAACTTTAATCCTGTTACTGCTGTTCCAGGCTGACCTGTCTGCCTTCTAAAGATTTTACCAGGATAAATATCCATCGCCTGTCCAGGAACTAGTTGAGTTTCATCAACATCAAAAACCATGTTACCTGCCAGAGATAAATTATCAATAGCCATTCTTACATGCCCGTTCATTAAAAGCTGGGCATCTGACATATTCTCTGCAACCCCTACTCCAAACATTTGATATGGATTAATTTCGTATGGAAATACAGAATAGGGTAATCTCATTGGTAGGAAAGGATTAACAATAGCTCTGATTACTTTACCTGCTGTTACCCAGATGTTAACATGTACTGTACCTGAAGAAGGTATCTCAGGTATATCTAGGCTTTCTACTAGAGTATCAGGAAGAGAACCCCAATATTCTAATACTTCATAACGATTCTCATCAAAGTTTGAAGAAGAATCGTCCTCTTGTAGGGTACTCTCATAATGCTTTTCTGAATAATTCGGGCCTCTATCTAGTACTTCTTCAATAGCATCTTCTTTAAAGAACGGCCTGTTCTTTAATTCAAGCAGTTGTTCACGGTTGAGGCGATGCCTTTCCACAACGTATTCAGCATCTTCCAAGCTTTTCGCAGAGGGGTCAGGATAAAAATCCCAACAAGATACAGAGGATATTCGAGGAACAATTTTCTCATCAGGAGCATAAGTTTTTTCACCATTTTTTATTTTCCAATTATGTACTGTCTTATTAAAATTAAACGGACCCTTAACAACACCTGTTCCAAGCAAAGCACATTCAAAGATTGCCTTCCTAAGAATGCTAACTGCATTGGTATCTGTTAGTTGATCGTGTATTTGCTTTTCCATATTACGTGCAGCAATTAAAGCTGGCTGTAATTCTGCACTTTGAGGAACAATAGCAGGACCAGGAACTAAGCTTTGTGCCTGTCCATACTTTGCTTCTAGTCCTCCAAGGAAATCATCTACTTCTGCCAGCGGCATGTTCTGTATCTGTTGTAGAATAGACTGCTCTTCTGGAGAAGAAAGATGAGCAAATTCAGCAATACCTTCTGGAATAGGAGTAGGAGATACAGTAATAGGAAACTTACCGTTTGCAAAGAGAATATCAGAAATTTGACCAAAAGCAGCTAGTACTTTTACCTTGGTAATTCGTACAAATACCTTTGATCTTTCTGAAGATGTGTATGCTGTAGTGGAATCAGTGATCCCTCTATAGTTTTTATAAGCAGAAATCCAGCGAAGTTCGTCTTGAAACCTGCCATTTTCTGCATCTTCAAATCTCTTTGTAATATATCCTGTAAGTTCAGAAGGAGAATCTACTTCTAGATCAATATCTTCTTGATCATCTGACATGTATTTTACTTATTTGCTGTAAATAGAATGGTCTTCTGCCATACGGAAAATAGCGGCTTCTTCGTTTTTCATCTTTTGCTTTGAAGTCTGAACAAACTGACTGAACTTGGTATCAACAGAACCAATCAAGTCACTCTCTTGCGCTTCACGATATAGGCTACTTTCATTTACATCACTCAATTCACCCTGTTTGGAAACAGACTGAAAATCAGACTTGCCGGGATAACGATAATTAGTAGGCATATTTTATCTCCTTATGCTCTAGATGGTTTTCTTGGTTGTGTAGTATAACTTTTAGAAGAACCTGAATTGGCTTTCTTCTTTTTCTTACGAGGCTTCTTAGCTACTGTGCCGCCTGAATTGTAGTTAGCACCTGCTATTAAATCAGAGTCAGAATCTGTTCCATGTTCAATATCACCGATAAGACTTTGTAAATCTTCCAGTACTGATCCAGAATCCTGGGCAAGAGCAGCATCTATTTCTTCAGGAGTATAGTCCTTGGTTCTGTAAGTGAGAGAATCTTCTACCGGAGCAGAACCATACTGCTTCTCTAATTCAGCAACTCTATCATAATTCCCTGCATCAAGTGCTTCAGTAATAGCAACATCTCGTTCTATCTCTTCTGCTGATCTACGAAGACCAAGCATTCTGCCGAAAGCTGGTTCAGCAATTTGTCCGTCAGTAGAGTCAGTAGAGTCAGAAGGCTCAGTGTAACCTTCCCACCAATTTGTTTCTTCTTCAGAATCGTAAGCCCTGATTTGTTCTGCTTCTATCTTTTTTGCTTCTTCTAGAACTGCTTTTTGATTAGAATCTAAATTATCAAATAAGGCTGTTCCCAATGCTGCTGCCAGTGCTGTTCTTGGAATATTTGGTCCTCTCTCTGGAGAGTACCTTCTAACTCCTCGTGGGGGTGTTCTTCCTCCCCCAGTAGCTTGTGGAGGAAGGTTTCTTGGTCCCGGAAGGGTACTCCTTATAGGAGCAGTTGATGTTCTAACTGCTGCCTGTCTTTCTGCAAGAGGTCGGGAAGATGAAGGCCTTGCTGCTGATTGCGGTCTAGGTGTTAATGCACCAAAATCAACTTGGTCTGCCCTAGGTCTGGCGGCCCATCCAGTAGTTTGTGGCTGTCCTTGTGCAAAGCGCCCTCCCGAAGTTCGAGGAATTGGAATCTCATTTGCCTTTGGCATAGCTTCCGAAAAAGGTTTATATGCACGTACTGGCTCTACTACTCTAGGCGTAGCTTGTGGAGGAGTTGATGGTCCTACTTTTGGTTTGGGTAACTTTCCTGTTGTTTGATATACTGCTGTTTGTGCCGCTTTTTGTATTTTAGGAGGGATTGTTCGACCTTGTTCTGCTGCTTTGCTTAAAGCCTTTCTTACTATTGGATTTGCTAATACTTTTGGTAATACTTTTGCTCCA